CTTACTTCGTTTACATTAAATTTACTCATATATTATTTAGTTTTAATTACAGTACTAATATACGAAAAATAATTGACATAAAAAAATTATTTGGTACTTATTTTGTAAGAAAAGCCAACTCTTTTTGAGCTAGATAAATAACTTATATGAAACCCTGCAAATTAAGAAAAAACAACATGGATAAAACGTGTGGGTGAGTAGATATATAATATGTTAATACCTTTTAAATAAAAAATAAATGTCAGACAAAAAAAGACGAAGAATAAACACTTCAGCCCAAGAGGCAACAACCGTAGAACTAGTAAAAGAAACAGTTCAAACTCCAACCCAAGAAGTTACCGAAAAGAAAGAAGATGATGGTAATGATTTTTCAGAATTTTATGATGAATCAGGGGAATTCAAATGGGAAGCTTACGAAGCAACTTGTATAACAGCAACCCGAACAGCAAATCCACATATTAAGACACAAGACGGAGATCAAGTATTCTCTCGCGAGCCTTATGCTCAAGAATTGTACGATATTATGAAAGGTGCTAGCATGGACATCAAGCCTCAGTTATTTGCAGGTGAAATTCATGAAGGTACAATACATGGTGTGACTGAAGAATGGATTACAATAGACATTAACTATAGAGAATTAGTTTATGTTAAGGCTAATAAAGAATCAGAGGAAGTTAGACAACTTTTACCTGGAGCGGAAACTGCAGTTTTAATTACAGAAACTAAAGGTACATTAACTGGAACTATTACTGGTGGTGTAAAACATAAAACATTCATGGATCTTAGAGCTGCGATCAACGAGGGCAATACTGCCTGGATCGGTACAGTGAATAATATGATTGAGAATGGTGGTTATATTGTAAAAGTACAAGGCGTAGATTGCTTTATGCCAGGATCGCTTGCAGGTATTAATAAATTATCAGACTTTAGTTCTATCGTTGGAGAAGAATTATATGTTGTACCAGTAAGCTTCTCACCAGATCGAGGTACTTTAGTGGTTTCACATAGAAAATATTTACAAGCTCTAATACCAAGCTCTATTAATGATTTAAAACAAACACTTGATGAGCCTAAATCAGGTTTAGTAACAGGTACTGCAAAATACGGAGTATTTGTTGAATTTAATAAGTGTTTAACAGGTATGATTCATACAAATGAACTTGATGAAGAAACTTCAGCTAAATTCAAAGCTAGGGAAATTAAGCCAGGAGAGCCAATTAACTTCTTTGTAAAAGATATTATCACTAACAGCAAGATTACATTAACTCAAAAGGAAACTACAACAGTTAACCCTTGGATTAATATTTCTACAAGGTATCAAATACCATCAGTTGTTAAGGCTAAAATTAAGACTAAAAAAGAATATGGAGTCTTTGTAAACATCGAAGATGGTGTAACAGGATTGCTACATGTTAGTGAGTTGCCAGGTGATATATTAGATACCTACAGAGTTGGAGATGAGATCGAAGTACAAATTACTAGGATCGACGAGGACTCAATGAAGGTATTTCTTAAACTACCCCAATAACTATTGCCACAGAGTTTGATATATATTGAAAAGTAATATCATACTCTTAATTAATGCAAAAGTTAAAAAGCAATTCAACAAGGCACGAGGTACTAGCTGCCAGCCAAATGGGCATAGAATTTGAGTTCTATTCTAATCTAGAATTAAAAAAGACTCAAAAGTCTTTATCTGAACTTTTAGATAGAAAGATTCAACTAGAAGAAAAGGCTCATTCAGATTTTGTACCGTCAGCAGATGTGTTCAAGATGGAACCAGATATGTCTGGTGGTGCTGGGCTAATTGAATTAGTAACTGGTCCTATGCCTTATAGAAATGCTAGGTTAGTTATTGTTAAAATGTTAGGATGGATTCGTGAAAACGGTTACACATCTGATCGAGCATCGATCCACCTTAATATGTCATTCAATCCGGATTATTTAGAAGAACCAAATATGATCCAGCACATGGATGTGTTGAAATTCATACTTGAGTTTGACGAAGATCGTGTGTATAAGTATTTTCCAAATAGAGAAGATTCTACTTATGCGAAGTCTATTAAATGGATTATGCCTAAACATGAAGCGTTTTACTATAATGCTGATTTAATTAATAAGGACAACTTTACTTTTGCTAATACTAAATATTATGGTATTAACTTTGAAAAAGCTCAAAGTAATTATTTAGAATTTAGATATATTGGCGGTAAAGATTATGAGAAGAGACAAGAAGATATTTTAACTCTAGCGGATAGATTTATCTTAGCAATTTGGAGGTCTTGTAGAGATCCAAGGTTTAATTCTGCTAATAAAATCGAGTTACAACGTATTTTAAGAAAGAATGAACCTCTAATGGCAATGTTAAGAGATTATACCGCCGTAAATAAATATTGGCCTAAGATAGATATATTAGTAGATTTACAATCAGATCCTACGGTAATTAACGTACAATGGGATAGATTTAAACATAAAGTATTAGATTTGCTATCAAATGGTACAATGGAAGAAGGTATAATTAATTACGACTCAGACTATTCAACAGTCCAAGTTAAAGATGGTAAATTTAAAGTAGCATATTTGCTAGACGGTTTTGAATTTATTGATTGTGAGCTATCAGGTAATATAGAAAATAGTGAAATATACGGTGGTCAAGTAAACGGAGCACAAATATTAAGATCACAAATATATAAAGGGTGTGAAATCATGGATTCTAAAGTAGAATCTTGTTTTGTACACGGCAGCGTAACAGTAAAAAACTGTTTTGTTTTTGGACGAGATGGTATTTTTAAAGGTAGAATGGAAGGCGGCATATTTAGAGAAGGCGGAGTTGGACCTAATGCTAGATTTTCAGATGAAACTGAAGTTGTGGTAAGTAAAAAAATAAAATCATAAAATGAGTGAAATTAGAAGTGGTAATGATAGTAATTTAAACACCGGGAGATCCTTTGGTGATAGTTGCTTAAATGCCTTTTTACAAGAGTTAGGTGATGAACTAACAGGGGCGTGTATGGTGCCAGTGAATTTACCACAAAGAGAAATTATTAATATAGTTAAAAGAGCTAAGAAATGGTTCTATAAAAACTATGAAGATTCTGTTTTAGAAAACTATTATCATGTACCGCACTCGGTATTTAGTAGCCAATACTTTAAAACTAATAGAACATTAAATTTACCTGGAGCAAGTGTAGATGGATCTGGTTCTGTATTTTCAGTATTTGGAGTACATGATATAGCATCTGGTTGGAACTCAACCGGTGGTGGATTAGATGTAAGATTCCAGGGTGGTGGAGATTTCGCTATCGAGAAGATGTTATTTAGAGGTATGTACGATGGCTCTGGAGCAGCAGAGTCTGCAGCTGAATTAGAATATTATGTATTAAATCAGTCTTTAGCAGATATGGCTAGACAGATTTTAGAAAACCCTATTTCTTTTCAATACTCTAGACTGACTGGAGAATTAAAGATTATGGGAGATACTCCGAAGGGAGATCTAATACTTGATGTGTACGAAACGATTCCGGATTGTGCACTATTTGACGACGAAATCTTTTTTAGATATTGTTCTGCTAAGATTAAGCAATCACTAGGCGCTAAGCTTGGTATTTTTAAGTTTGCATTACCTGGTAATGTGGAATTCGACTACGACGCAATAAAAGACATGGGAGACACCGAATTAGAGTCAATTATTGAGGAGATAAAGGGAGACGAAGGAGTGGACTGGATGTTCCACTCATAAAAAGTAGAATACATATATAAATGGATTTTTATATAAAATATATAGGAGACCCTAACTATCAGACAGGGATTGTTCAAAACGTAAGTGAAATTGAACAATTGTTGGCTCAAATAGAAACAGCTCTTTTCACAAGAAAGAGAGATGTTTTAGGTACTCCAGGGTTTGGTTGTAACTTAGAAGATATTGTATATAGTTTAGGTCAAAATGAATTTCAAATTAAAAATGAAATACAAGGCCAACTAGCTAATTACGTACCTCTTTCTAGAAAGTACAGAACCAGTGTAAGCGTTAAGTTTATGCGTGGTGAAGTTAGAGATATTGCGTTCATTGATATTACTGTTAATAACGAGTATATAATCAAAGTAAATTTAAGATAAATAACTAATGGCAGAATTAAAATTTTTAAGCACACTAAGAACATCGGCTAATCAAATTAAGACCGATGCTCGAACATATATCGCAAGAGTTTACAAGCGTGCGAATACCTTATTTACTGAAGCATCTCCATTTGCTCAGATTATTTCTGTTATGGCTGAGTTAGGTGAGTTAATTATGTTCTATATAGAAGACTCTTTAGTAGAACAAAACATATATACTGCACAACAACCAGAATCAATATATGGTATGTCTAGATTGACAGGCCATGATGCAACTAGAGGATTTGCAGCAACTGGTGAGATTGAATTTAAATGGGCAGTTGGAGCAGATCTTGGTAAAATTGCAGGAACAGGATTAAATATTGATGCAAGATCAGAGTTAAAATGTGAACTAAATGGATTAATGTATACTCTATTAACTTCGCAAGATAGATTTAGATTAGAAAAGTCAAATAAGTACGCTATAAAATGTGCAATTGTTCAGGGTAAATTTGAATCTCAAACCTTTACTGGAACTGGAGAGTCAATGCAATCATATAATGTACAAACAGCCTCTTTAACAGATCATTCTAAAGTTAGCGTTTCAGTTAATGGTGAGAAGTGGACAAAACATGATTCTATGTACGATCTATTAAGTAACGAAAAGGCGTATATTCTTAAAACTGGTATTTCCGGTGGATTAGATGTTTATTTTGGAACTGGTAACTTTGGTGCTATACCAGGTGCTGGTAATTTAATTGAGGTAGAATATCTTAAGCATGTAGGTTTCCAAGGTAACTTAGATGATGCACAAGATATTATTTTTAAATGGGACGCAGAAGGTTCTGATTCAAACGGTAATGAGTTTGATTTAAATGAATATTTAGAATTAACAGTAACTTCTTCTCCTAAAATGGGAGCAGATAAAGAGTCGTCTGAGTTTACTAAGTTAATGGCGCCCCTGGCTTCTAAATCATACGTTTTAGCAACTCCAGATAACTATGAGTATTTCTTATCAAGATATGGGATGTTCTCGTATGTGGATGCCTATAATACGACTGCGGATCAATATTTAGATGATGACAATGTAATTTACATTTTTGCAATACCAGATGCTAGAAGAAAGTTATTAGCAGATCAGGATTATTTTTCGATCCCAATAAATGAAATGTTTTTTGATCAAAATGAATATGATAAAATGTCACAAGTCATTCAAGATAGTGGACAGCAAATGGTTACGACTGAAGTAGTATTTGTAAAACCACAGATTAGAAAATATAGTATGGATATTAATATTAGATATTTTGAAGGATATACTAAACAAGAAATATTTATTAACGTTAGAAGAGCAGTAAGTGATTATATGCTAAACGTTACAAGAAGAGATAAACTACCTAAGTCTGATATTGTGTATATCTTAGAATCAATCGACGGCATCGATGCGGTTAATGTAAGATTTATATCTGAGACTGAAGAAACTGCAAGAAGATTAGGTTATTATGTGTCTACGACTGTAACAGTTGTACCACAAGAGCCTGTAGTTCTAGAAGACATAGGTAATGGTAAACAAAAATATATTTTCTTTAAACAAATAGAAGAAGTTAAAACGGTGGATGTTGATGAAACAACTCAAATACCATACGATATAGCTGGACTAGATGAATGGGGAGATATTATTATGGATAAAGAAGAGGTTGCTGTTTTCAGAGGTGGCTGGCAAGATAGAGATGGCGATGAAATAGTTGATGATGCATTAATGAATGCTGAAGCAGCACTTTCAATTAACTTTGACGCAACTGCAGTACCTAGAACTATTTACACTAGAGTACAAGCTGGAAATAGAAAATCTATAAGATAATGAGTCTATTTAAAGATCTATTAGTATACAGACGTAAACGATTATACAAGATTTCCAAACATAGGAAAGATGATAATGTTAACGTTAAGTATGATTACAAAAAACATGGTTTGCTTGATAAACAAATATCTCCTCATATTAGGAGAAATCAAACAATGAGAGAGTTTCTTATATTTGTTAATGATTATTTTTTAGCGCTATTAGACCAGGTTAGATCTTTAAAGAATTTTAGTAACTTTACAGTAGAAAAAGACGACGAAAGAACTAGATAATATGTGGAATAATTTAAGATTCTTTAATGGCACAAAATCAGAGCTACAATTAGTTCAGGATGCTGATAATATATGGACAGGAAAAGTATATCTTCCAGAAGTATCTGCAAGCCTATACGAAACTGTTAATTTGTTTATTTTAGAAGAGTGTCTATATAATGGTGACGTCGTTATTAATAAACCACTTTCTCCAGACAGTACACTTACATCATTAGATTTTAGTTGGGAAAACTTAAGACCTGACCAATCTACAGATGTTATTATGTATGGTATGCGATATGAAAACGGGAACGCGTTTGTAAAAGAGCTTAAAACTCAATCATGGGGATTTGGACCTTCTGATACAATAGTTTCACAAGATGCTAATTACTTAAAGACTATTAATACCAACTTAAATTCAGGAATACAAATTAATATTGCAGTATCTTCTGAAAACCCTGGTATTCATAAAAGAATTTTACAAATTAAATCTGGAGACTCAATTGTCGCAAGAATAGAATTTTATGGAGAGGTTGAATCGGAAGATGAAAGACTAAGAGTTTTATTAGCTAACTTGGGTGCCTCATTAGAAGCAGAAGACTTTATGATATTTAAGTCTCATGATATTTCTGAGATGCATCCTGATTATCAACTTCTAAACCAAAAGAGAAAAGAAATGTTATTAGAACTTAATAACATTAAACCTTTTGTTGGAACATATAAAGCAATCTTAAATGCTATTGATTTCTTTGGCTATGATAAGATTACACTAAAAGAGTATTGGATTAATGTAGATAACTCATCAAGAACTTTTGGTAAGCTACATGCAATCCCAGTACCTAACTCATCGGTTAGAGGTGAGATGACTAGAAAGAGATTAAGATTTAAAGTACCTTCTAAAACACAAAAGAAAACTAGTAGGTTCTCATTAGTTTACAGACTAAATGAACCGAATGGAACTTTCGATCAATGGGATTTTGCTAATGTTGATGAAGTCTTTGATTTTACACCAGAAGAAGTCCTAATTAAATTATACGGTTTAAAGAATAGATTACAAAGAGATTTTTTACCCCTCGAAGCTAAAATTGTAGATATTACAGGAGAAGGCGACTATTTCACACAGAAGAATGTAAATATGTGGAAGATTCAAAATCCAATTGGATTCTTCTCAGAGGGACATAGAGTTAAGTTCGATATATGGCCAAGAGATAGAGATCTTTTTATTGAAGATACCTCAATGGTTTTAAAATCTACATTAGACCAAAACGATGCAACTAGCAGTTATGATACGTTCTTAAACTTAGGAGTTGGTAACGAGGCTAGTTTAACAAATATTCAAAGATCTGAAGAAAAAAGTGTTTTTGAAAGTTTTTATGATTCTTATCATGATAGATCTATGGAATCATATAACCAAAACTTCTCACAAACTAATATACCGATAGGTTGTCCTATTATTTTAGATTCTACTGAGTCTTGGGATGATATTTGGGATGAGGCTACTTTTGTATGGGATGATGCAGTTGATGCAAATCAGAATTTAAAAGTAACTTGGAACAATTGGTATAAAAGATGGGTATATGAAATTGAGTGGATTATCGATGGACCAAATGATTTCCATCAAGAATATAGAGGGCCTGTAGATTATTTAGATGTTGACGGCAATGTTATTGATGACTATAAAAGATTACCAATTACTTTACCATACATTGGAAGCTACACAGTAGAAATGAGAATGTATGATTTATTTGGACACATGTCTTACTATAAAAAATCAGATCTTTTTGAAGTTAAATTAAAAGAACTAGAATTATACGGAGTCTATAAATGGTTAGAGACTGATGCAAAGGGTAATGCAACTCCATGGAATCTTAAATCTTTAGATTGGGATAAGTCTGGAGGCTACTGGGATATGCCACAAGACAATACCCAAAGGGTAGAAGATACTATTGCAACTTTATATCAAACCCTAGACAGAGCAAACTATATACATTTAGAAGAAGACCAAGGTCTTAGATTTTCTACAGTTAGAAGATTTGGCGATGTGTTTTCAGATACTGGATATTCAGAAACTACTGGACCTTATCAATGGGATGAATGTAGCTTTAGATGGAAAGATACTGAGCATAACTGGTGGGACAACTTAAGAGTTGGTCCAGATTTAACAGCATCTTTTAAAATAGATTGGATCGAACAGGGTGATATATTAGCAATTACACATAAGAACCCAACGACTGGCGTAGAAAGAATAGGTTCACATACGATTATGTCTCCAACACCAGCTGGTATAAATGATGTAGATGGTTGGAAATTAATTGCAAATGAATTAGAGGCGTCAATAGATCCTGTAATTTCAAAATTTAACTACAATCCTGTATTTAAAGATATAGATTCTGACGATGATATAGATACTAACGATCAGTTTTACTATATTATATGTAGTGGACAAGAGTATTCAAAAACTTATGATTTTGAATCAGTTACAATAGACACAGAATCTCCTACTTCGGCAATAAGCGGAGAGGTACATGTGGTCCACTATAATCCAACATGGGATAATGTAAAAGTATTTAAAAATTATGCTGTGGTCGAAAGATCAACGCATTTAACTATATCAACTGACATTTCTAAGTTTCCTGGTGCTAGAAAGCCAATATGGACTATCACCAATATAACTAACCCAGAAATCAATGATATATACTATAATAATATGTGGCTTACTTACATTTTTCAAGAACCGGGTGAATACTCGATACAATTGGAAGCTGAAGACACGTATGGAAATAAGAACGTTGTAAAACGCAACATGTTAAAAGTAAAATAAATATAAAATGGCAAACATTACTGAAATTTTAGGTACAGATTCGGTATCATCTTCGAGACCAACTATCAATAGTAATTTCGAATTATTGAATGACGAATTAGCATCTGTAACAGCTCTTTTAAACCCTGTGACTGGAGTCTTAAGTGGTTTAACATCTGCTACAGCACAACAACTAAGTATCGTAGATGGGACAACACTATTTGTTGTAAACAACACTGGTGTAACTGTTTCTACTGCTGCAACTTTTTCTAGCTCGGTGAACCTTGGTGGTTCAATTATTAAGTCAGGTGTCGTTGGTACTGCAACTAGTGCAACTACTAATTTAGCACCGTCTAGTATAGATAAAGGCACATACTTTATTGATGGTAACTTCGTGGTTCCTGTAGGAGTCGATGGACAAGAAGTAACATTCATAAGTGTAGCATCAGCAAGTATATCGTTAGGTGCGAATACTGGAGCTTCTTTACAAGCAACAAGTATTGCATTAGACGCAGTTAACTCAACTGTAACACTTAGATGTTTTAACACTAAATGGTATGTAGTAGCTTCTCACAAAGCAACAATATCATAATTAAACAAAAACCGAAACTGTAGATGGCAACTCCGTTAGTTAGAATACCACAGCCGCAAGGCGGCACGATGTATGCATTTGCTTCATCGGCAAGAGATATTACCAGAGCATTCAATAGTGCTGACATCAATTTTGAATTTAGTAAATATGCTTTACTAGATTTACCTGATTTCACACAGTCTGCAAATGGCCAAAACGCAATTGATTTTCAATTAAATCTAAAGCAAGCTTCTGGTCAGCCGTACGTCGCTAATATGCCGAATGTGGATTTCGCGCAAACATTCCAAAATTATGCATTAAATTTAGAAGAACTTCTTTTAAATGATGATGACTATGATCCGATCTTACTGCAATCAGATGCAGAAAAGATCTTTTTTAAATGGTTATCTTCTTTAGGGGCAATTGATTTTAGACCTTCAGATTCTAACGAATCTTCGACAGGTGATTATGCTGAGAATGATAATGCGATTTTAGGTGGAGCAAACTATGAGAGAGTAGTAAAGTATTTAGGTAGCATCGACGCAGAGAATGACGTTGCATATCAAGGTAATACTTATCATGAGGTTTATATTAACGTACCAACATCGGTAGGTTTTACTCCTCAGGTCTTATTTAAGCCTACTGACTATAATACAACAGCAACTAAATTATATCCTAGTGATGTAAATGCTGTAAATATAGAAGGCAGAGAGGGGCAAACTCACCCGGATCCTAATATTGACTTATTGCCGATTGTAGATCAGTGGACTCTTAATTCAGGACCATATTATGATGTACAAACAAATTCTACAAATTCTGTACAAATAGATTGGGACACTGCTGCTCATGAGCAGATCCAAAATAATCCAGACATTAAGTCGTTATTGGATTATGCAAAAACTGGACAACAGTTTAGATTTAATGCCGTTTTAGTATATTATGATTTATATAGCTCTTCTGTACCTGCTAATAGATCTACAAACTTATATGGTATCTTAATATTAGATGATATTACAGATGCTTATGGACCTGGATCTAAAATCCACGAACAAATTAAATTTAAGCCTAATGAAGTAACAGGCTTAAATGGTAATGCATACTCTTTAAAATTAAATCTTAAATTCAATTCATCTCTTGATAACGTAGGTGTTGAGACTAGTATAAATGATTTTACTACATTCTCTATGGATTTATTCATGGACACTACCACAGCGCTTGAGAACGCGACAGATCTACTATTACAAGCTAATAATAGATACGGGGCAATTGCTGAAAGATTAACTAATTTAGAGAATATAATTTTAGGGACAGCTCAAGCAGCTCAACTAGAAGCAAGAATAAAAGAATTAGAAGATGACTTTACTGCATCTTCATTACAGTTACAAGATTCAGATGCACTATTAACTTTAATTAATAATGCACACGGTAAGATTAATCAATTAATAGATGGGACAATTCCAGTAGAATTACAATATAATACAGATGTAATATTTGCAGGTAAAGGAACTACTGTTGATAAATCAGTAGCTGGTAAAATTAAAGTTAATAATGAAGTTGAGGGCTATGTAGTTTCTGATTTATTTAAATGGGATATTGCATCAGGTATTGTAACTGGGGCTTTAACATCAACTAGCTTATTCGATAATTCACAGGCTAATCAATACGGAGTATGGGTTAAATTAAACCTTTACACTAATAGATTAAGTCTAAATAACATATTAAACAACGAGTCACTAAATAGTAGCCTAGATATATACATTGATGATTCTACCAACGGATGGAAGAAAGGTCAAGTATTTAAAATAGCGATAGATACTATTGATGTAAATGGTAACAACATAAAGGTTTTAACTAATAAATCCGGAGGTTGGCAAAATATCGCAGACATCGACCCATCACAGTTAATAACGACTAAACCTTACATTGAATTGGTTTGTATAGATCCAATCAACTATGTATTTGAAGTAGATATTTTAAGATAATATGAACACTAACAATTCCATATCTAATTCCTTAAAGAAGCTTTTAGAAATTAATACTAATTCTCTAAAGACATTTGAAAGAATCAACGAAGCAGTAACTACTAATGCGAAATCTATTCCATTAGAAATACTGACAGACGAGGGTACTAAGATCGTATCGGTTCCTGGGTTTGGTTATATGAAGCAAGAATTATTAAGATTAGATAATAATCTTAAAGCTCTAGCTGGATTAGGAAAGGGTAGTACTAAAGTAAAATTACCAGATGGTACTTTTCAAAATATTATTACAACTTCATTAAAGACTCCGGCTAATGATATTACGACTTTAGCTAGACCAACATCGTTTGAGTCTAAAGCAAACTATTTTGCTGAAGACTTTTTAAACCCAATGTTAACTACATCAATTGATGTAAGTGGTCAAATACCAAATGATACAGAAAGAATTCTTGTTAAAAGAATTTTATTTGATGGAACAAATCAAGTTGCTGTAGATTTCTTTAACGAGAATTATAGAAACCAAGATGACATCGATTATTTAACGGCAATTAGAGATATTGTCAATAACAATATAGCATATACTCTTGACGAAGAGATGAGAGATATGCCTTACAGAACTACACAATATACTGGAACTTTTGATGTTCTATCAATTTCTAATTCTAAAAGAGAGGTTGTTGAAAATGGTGTAACTGTAAAACAGGCTATTAAATTATATACTTTAGATAGTTTAACTTATTCAGATAATGATAAAGATCTAGATCAAACTGAATTACTACGTGTAGGAGATCAGTTAATGGTCACTGGCGGTTCTAAAAACACTAGGTATGTAATTGACAAGCTGGATTCTTCAACTAGACAGGTTGAACTTAGATTGGTTGAAGGGTATGAAGCTATTAAAATTGGCGGCGGTGCTTTATCAATCTATAAATCTGAAGATAACAATTTAAATATTAATGTTCCTGTTGGATTTGATGAAAGAATTTTAATGTTTGTAAAAGCAATTGACCCTGAATCAAAAATCTTAGCTGAGAAATGGTCTCCAGGTGTTGGATTCTATTCAAACGATTTAGAGGTATTGCAAGAAGATGGTAGTATTATTTTACTATCTTCCTTCTATAAAGATAATGTAGCAGATTTCGGTAAGTTTATTACATCTATTAAAGAGGATAATATTCCTCCGGCGACAGTTGGTGTTACACCAGATGCTCCTGAGTTAGATGGTCAAAACTTTAAAGTAATTCAAATCAATAAGCATTTAACTGAAAACGATGCTGCTGATAAAATAAAGAAATTATCTGCTGATAAAATATCTGTACAAGAGGCGATTAAAAAACTAGATGAGACGATTACTAAAAAGAGATCGGTTATTGCTAGTACTAAATATGCATCTCAAGTACAAAAAGATAAAGATAAAAATGAATTAATTGCTTTAATCGAAGAGAGATCGTCTGAAGCAAAATTATATAATTCTATTGTAACTCAAATACAGGCGCTATCATCTTCTTCAAATGCACAGAAGATTAATCCTAAATATAGAGTTAGAGGTTTCTGGAAAGTGCCTACTGCAAAACAAGTTGCTGACACATTAGACCAACAAGTTGTAAGATTTATTGTACAATATAGATACTTATCAACTTCAGGTAAAGCAGCAGAGGCTTCGCAACTTAAGTTTACAGTTGATGGTAGAGAACAATCTGCTATCTTCTCAAATTGGAACGAAAAGAAATCTAAAGTTAGACAAAGATCTAAAACTATTAATAGTGATGGATCTATTGAAAAGAGGTTTTCATGGCAAGCTAGTAAAATTGAAGATGGCCAAGAGATTAATTTTAATCAATTAGATATTCCAATCAATCAAGGAGAACTAGTAGAAATTAGAGTTAAATCTGTTTCTGAGGCTGGATTCCCTGCTAACCCAATTATGTCTGACTGGTCAGAGCCGGTTACAATTAATTTCCCAGAAGAAGAAATTGATACAACGGATGTTGCTGCAGTAGTTCAAGTAAATACTGCTGAATTAGCAAAAGTACAAATCACTGAAGAATTAACAGGTCAGGGGTTATTTACTCACGTTGATGATTCATTTACTGCTAATGAAAATTATTATGCTCACGTTGCAACTAATATTGCATCCGGATTTTTATCACCAGAACAGAAACCAATTTCTGTATATGATAAAATAGCTGAACTTGAAGCTCAGATAGCTGGACTTAAAGGAACTGTTGAAGCTGAAGTTGGAGAACTTATGGTTAAAATTCTTTCAGAAGACGGTTCGGTTACAAATATTAATAAAGATACTACGACTCAATTATTTGCAGGATATTATGTCGATGAAGTTGCAGATTTAACTGTAAGAAAAGGACATATTGTAACTAAAACATTTAAGTTGCAATTAGAAAATAGTAAATCTACTAAATTAGAATTAGTTTCTAGACTAATTGGCGATAGAAGTAAACCTGTATATAGATCTATTAACGTAAATACTGAAGCTAACTCAAAAGGATTTGGTATTGCAAATGAACAAGCTGGACAAAGTGCTGTAGATACTAAAGTTGAAAGAGATACTTATTATCAAGAAGAGGGTAATTATGATTTAGTACCTATCCAATATCAAAATATAAATACTGATAATTTTGATTTAACATCAGATGCACCGTATCAATCGGCGCAAAGAAGAGGTCAGTTTATTTACAGTAGATATATGGATATTGCAAATCAAAACCCACATTATATTACTAAGCCAGTTGGTGAAACTGTAGTTTCGCCCGAAATATCGGATTATGAACACGGATTAGCCTTTGCTACTGGTTCTGGATCTGGAGCTGGTGCTGGTGAAGAATGGCCAAACTCGGCTGCTGCAACAGATAGCAATAATAACTTTATATGGTCTGGAGGTTTTGTTGATTACAGTACCGGACAGGAATGGAGCAAGAGTCAAGTTAAAGTATCTCCTATTAGTTCTGTAAATATTTCTCAATATAACTCAGGGTTATTTGTACACAAAGACCACCCTAGTTTAGCTAATATATGGGATGGTGCAAATGCTGGAGGTAGCTATAGTATATCGGGTGTAGCAGAATCTATGATATTTTCAATGCCCAAAACAGCTACTTTAGCAACAGGGGCTACTTTATTTAGTATCTTCGGTTCATCTGCTGATACAGATAATCAAACTCAAGCTAAACAACAATTAGCATACCATCAAGGTACTGGTTTATATTCGACTGTAGCGCAAGAGAGACCTATGAAAATGTCGTTTGAAGCAAATGACCAATATATGTTAGGTGGTAAGTCATGTGGAGCATTCTTATTTATGTCTCCTGTGAATGCCGATACACTAAAAGTAAGCGGTGAGACTAAAAGATCTTCTAAAGAAGTTAAAGCTAAAAAGGATAATGAGTCTAATGCAGTTTCAGTAGATATTGTATTCCAATTTAGAATGACGGATTACTTTGGTAATGAGGATTCAATCGACACTGGTCGAATTGGCGGATTTGCTAGACTTGCGTATAATAACTTAACTTATACTAAGAAAATAGGTTTAGATATTTTTGACAAGTATGGTGAGCAGTTCTCGTTTGATTTAGAAGTTTTCGCGAAGTACGGTCCAAAAGGAAGGAATTTAAACTCTATTAAGGCAGCCAAGTTATTTAGATAATATATAACCTAATGTTAGGTGAATATATAATAGAGGAGTACATTCTCTAGGAAAAAGATATTAATAATTAATGGCTAATTACCAATTTAGAAATACAGGTTATTCAGATTACGACTCGGCAGTTGATGCTGCTAGGTTAAACCCTAAACCTACAACTGGATTAGAAGATGTTAACGCAGCAGGTACTACTGCATCTGACGTCGTTTACCAAGGCACAGTAGACCAGTCTCAAACGTTTACTGGTGCAAATCAATTCTGGATTGAAGACGATGGTCGTCAAATATGGCAAGTTGCTAATGACGGTGGCATACTTAGTGTCCAGTCAATGCCGGCATGGGGTTGTAGTGATCCGGATGATTTTGGATATATTGGTGCTAATCCAAGTGGAGCGGGAGAGAATACCGCAGGAGATGTAATTACAATTACATACGGTACTAACGTTAAGGGTGGTAATATGCCATCGCTGATTGAAGTTAGATTAGGAAGTGATGCTACGGGCCAGGTTGTACAAGACGCAACAACATCCACGGGCTTCGTTTATGGTGAAAACACGTATCGTGTTAAATTTTCACTACCAAGCGGTTGGAGCGGTGGAGATGTAGATGGTAATAAAGCATGTGTTCAAACTAATGTAACTGTAGTATCGAATGACCCGCTATATGATTGTAGCGTAGCAGGCCCGACAATTGCTAATGGTAATGCTGGAGATACAATTTTACCAGCTGCAGTTACCTGGTTAGTGGCTCCTGCTAATTCCGACTATATAATAACTCCAAGTGTATATACTTACGACGGCGATGGTGATGGAACTACAACTTATACAATCACTCAAATAGAACCACCTATAAGTGGTTATTCAAATTCTGGAGGTGCATATATTTCTTGTGACTTTACTGGTGATATAGCTGCGACTACTGCTCCAACTAACGCGACTGCTGCAACTACTGCTCCAACTAACGCGACTAATGCAACGTTAGGAGCATTTACATGTTCTACAGAGACATTAACAATTGCCAATGGTGTGATTGGTGAGCAGATTACGGCTGCCGACTTTTCAACTACCGGTACTGCAACTTTTAATAGCATTACCAACTCTAATAATGATTTATATCTAGATGGTACCTTCACTTATACACTAACTGTTAATATACCTGCTGGCTATCTTAATTCTGGTACAATTGATTGTGATGTTCAAGTAACTGGTGGTTTAGCTACTGCAAGTATTTCAATGTCCGATACTAGTGATATTGTAATAGCACCGCTCGGAACACCATTCCAGACAAAACAGGTTACTATCACTGGAGCTACAAATAACTTTGATGTTGATAATCATATTCTATATGACTCTTCAGCAGCATGGCTTACAGCAAGTACTAATGCCTTTGATATTAACGGTGGACAATTAAGGTTCCAAGCAACTGAAAATAATACAGGATCGTCAAGAGAGGTCAACGTGACACTTCGACACCCTGATAATCCTAATGTAACTGCAACAGCTTTTAAAATAACACAAAATTCAGGTAATACAGCTCCAACGGGTGGTGATATAAGTAGGTCTCAATCATGGGACGCAAACCCTAGTAATGTTGATATTAATTTTCTAGACTTTACTAGTGGGTGGTCTGGCTCGCTATCTATTAATGATGCGGATAATGATGACTTAAGTGTAATAATTACTAATATTAGTGGATTAACAATAGGTAGTGATGCGTCTGTATTAATAGATAATTCAAGTGGTACTCCTTCAACTATTAGCACAGTTCCGCACACCTTAGCAGGAGGTCCTAGTACTTTAACTGCTCAGATAGATCTTAATGCTGCAGTTGGTTCAGGGGCTATTCAGTCTATTAGTTTTGAATATAAAGTAAATGACGGGAATGATGATTCTCCTACATATACTGCTACTTTAACAATAACACCTCCTGGTAATTCAGCGCCAAGCGCTAGTGATATTACTGGAAGTATTTCTGCAGCTCAACAGAACGATACAACATTATTTAACATAGGTCAATATGTTTCAGATACTAATACCGGAACTAATGATTTAACCTACTATTGGTCAGACGCGAATGGAAATAATGATGTTCAATTTGTTGTAGATGAAGTTAAATCAGGGACGCATGGTAATATAGTATATGGTAGTAATGGTATATTAACTTATACATATACCGGTGCTACAATGTCTCCAGGGCAACCGCAGAAACAAGACACATTCTGGTATAAAGCAGAAGATGACGATGATACACCATTAAAATCTGATGCAAAGTCGATTACTATTACAATAACAGCTGCGTTAAATACTGATCCTGTTATTTCATTTAATGGCTCAACAGGCCAAACTGAAGTAGTAAAGCAGCTAGATCAATATGACGCGTATAATTCCGACAGTGATAATATTACAGCATCTGATGCTGAAACTGCAATTTTAACATGGTCTGCGGAATGGGTAAGCGCTACTAACGCGGCTTCGCAACAAGGTACACTCAATATAAATCAAATTACTGGTGTATGGACATATAACTCAGATCAATGGGATATATCTCCAGGGGTTACAGTCTTAGAAGTGTTTACTATTAAGGTAGAAGATGCAAACGGTGGATCCGATACTTATACATTAAAATTTAATGTCACTGGAGTACTTTATATCAGTGGTATAACAGCGTCTGGTATTTGGCGATCAACTGCTTCACAATCCTGTGAGGATGGTACTAGAAACGTGCCTCTTTACTTAAAAGCATCGGATGTTACAGATATTACAGGTTTAGCTGCGGGTGACTCATTATATAATGATACAACACTAAACGACGATGAAGTTGCGAAAAACCCAGACCCAGCATTTGTTGATACCCAGCCTTGGATTTCAATTCAACAAGATATTGCCGGTGAGGTAATAATTAGAGCTGCTAAAATTGCAGCTAATGGTGAAATTATACAAGTTGTTGATTGTGAAACCAGTTTAGATAATGCATGGCCAATTGAAATTAACTTCTCTACTAATGTTGATGAGATATGTGCTCAAGAATTAGAATATACAGTTAGTCAGACTATTGTTTATCAAAACGTAATTGGTCCAACAGGATCGGGGACTGCAGTAGAAATGGATGAACCAACTCTTACTGATGTAATAGCTGCAGGAGGTCAATTATTTACTAGTCAATATTATGCTAATCAGCCTGAGTATAGAAATAATCCATCTGATATTACAAACACGTATGCTCCGGCATCTTTATGTGTATCGACAGGTTTCTATAACGATGGTACTAGAAAAAATGGTAATGGTGAATTCATATACTATGAGTTTACAACAAATGATGCAAATCAAGGAGTATGGGCAGATAATTTTACAGACCCTGATAATCCTGTAAAGTTATTTTTATGCCCGGTACCGATAGAGTACGTAACGTTTAATTTTAAGGCTTATTATAGTCAAGATAATAGATTAGCTGTGGACGCGGCTTGTCTTGCTGGAGAAGATGGCCTGACTTTAGTTAACTTATGGGCTAGAATAGATGCTCGTTACGACGATATAGTGGGCGGCGCGAATTATGTTGATCTTTCAACACATCAAAAAGCTCTAGAGTATGTAGTTCAAAATCAAATATTAATATACACTACTGAGGCAACTGCCAGTGAAGTTAACTACGATGGGCTATGGGATAACACTACCTTTATTGCAGTTGACGAAGCAAATGGTGCAATAGATGACCCAGAGGTTGGATATGTACCTAGTCTTAGATTTGCAATATGGGATAATGAAAACGATAGTGGTTACTTAAGTACAGAAAATGCTTTATATACTTATTCATGGCTTGGTGTTAATCAGACCGATAACGCATTAGAGTATGCGAATACAAATTCAATATTAGGTGATTGTAATACACAGTTTGTTAAACCAGCTGGTAATTCAACTTATTGTCTTGGACTTCCTGGAGATCAATGTGAAATATCGGACCAAGAGAAACTTTTAGAATCTAGAGTAAATGTATTTTATGCGTTTTATGCATGTTCTGCTAAAATAGAAGCAGGTAAACCATATTACAGTTTATATTTAACAGATGGATTACATACGTTTGCTTCAAACTCAACGTCATATATTAAAAAACTGATAGATGTTATAGAGCCAAGTCAAAACAACGGAGTTGCTATAAATATCGGAGGTGATAGTATGTTAGAATGTGTTACTATCCAACATAAAATATTTGCAGTTAATTATGATGATGCTGTTAATATTCTATTAGAAAGACCAGAATATGGTGATGATATTAGGGTTATTGAAATTAATCCAGTTGAATTAGGATTTACAAGTGGAGCAGTAATAGAATATAGAGAAGATTGTAGAAGCTGTTTATTAGATGAGCAAAACTTCACAGAGTTTGTTTTAGATTCTGTAGATGATGCTGAAATTATTAATAGATCTATTCCTAACTTTGATTTAGAAAAGAATTACGAATTAGATAATCTATCTAAGCCTTTATTAAGAACAAACCCTAAACTGTCTACAAATGCTAAATTAGTAGTCAATAGTACAGGTGAAATGTATATTGAGTCTATTGATGCTAGTAAAGAATTAGCGGCGGTTGAATATAAAAAATGGGCAGTTAATAAAGATAGTAAATGGTCTTATGATTTAGCTAAGTTTTTTAATGCTAATAAAACACCATCTGATTTAATATACAATGTAAAATCTAGGTTTTCAGATTTGACTGTTCAAGAGACTTTTGAGAAGCAAATTGAAGAAGATTATCATTATGGGACTACATATAATTATTCTAAACTACATGATGAAGATTTTAGAATGTTGGCTCCTATTTGGTTAGATAAAAATATACCTAATAATTTTGTAATATTTAGAGTTAGCGATCCTGCTGCTATTTTAGATTTTGATAATCAAAGTAGCTTTGATAATATGGGTGAAATTCTAAAAAATAGTGAGTTAATAAAAACTTTTGATTTAACTAGAGAATCTAGCATTGGTACTTATATTAGAAACCATGTTCAGTCTGAGTTATTCCCAAGTAACCCAATTAACGTAAACTTTAGTGAAAACGAAAGAACTAACTTTAATGGTATTGATTTAAAACAAGGTGGTTTTACAAACAAAGGTGAATATTTATTTGATGATTTTGTAAAACAAGACCAAACTATTATTAATGAAAATGATTTAATTACTGGTGGTTTTGAAAGAAATAAATTAGCATGTGCTAATATTATTAACTTAGAGTTTTTATTTGATGATGATGGTACAGAAGATTATGCTGTAAACAGATACTTTGGCTTATATGTAAATGATATTGATTCAGGGTATGGATCTTTAGAGTCTTCTAATAATGGACTGCTTAGGTTTAAAACCCTAAACTCATATATTAATGATGATGTAAAGTCAGCAATACCTCCAGTAGCATTAATGAGAAATACTCCAACGTTGGGTTATGCTCATATTTCTAATGAGTTCTATAATATTTCTCCGACATTCTATGATACGTCGGTTTTAGAGTTAAAGGTTCAAGATTCTAATAATAAAATACCAGGTGAGATTAAACTTGCTCCGGTTGGTAGATCTATTGATACTTTAGTAAATGAATCAGCTGGTAGCGATTTTGTTAAACTTACAATTAATGGTACTCCGGCTAATAATGATAGGATAGCTATATTCCCTTCTAAAGAACAAGATTATAGAATTAATTTTACAAGATTTACTCCTGGAGACACTTTTGTGTTTGGACTTACTCTTGTAGAAACTGATGGTAATGTAAATTACTCGTTAACACTACAAAATACTGTTGAAGAAACTGTTGAGGTGCTAAAAGGACTTGGGATTGATGATAATCTTTATTGGAAAGCAGATGGCGATGATATTATATTTTATGAAAATAAATGTACGCTAAGACCGTTAAAACCTTCAATATCTCCATTATCTGGTTCTAATACAACATTAGCTAGAATCGAGTACACACAAGTACCTTACGATCTATCGAACAATATGTTCTTTGGGTCAGATGCTTTATTGCCAGGACATTTTAATACAACAGCATTTTCCTCAAATGGAACTAATGCTGAAATTGCATCTGCGTTAGTTAAATCTATTAACTCAGTAGACAATGGTTTTACAGCATTGACTTATGATGGAGCAGATCATCTTTATATTAAGAATGATATTCTTGGATATAGATTAATGCAATCAGGGATCGCAGTGCCGAACGATAATGCAAATGACTGGGTAACTGTTGAGGGAGATAATGAACTCACGTATGAGCCTAAAAATGTACTAAGATTAAAACTAACCGGCAATACTTCTGAAGTATTTAAAAATAGTAAAATCTATTTCTTTAACGGTGGTAACTCTGGTGGTAAATCTATATTAACAACTTTAGATTCTGTGGCTGATATTAATGTTAATGATTATTTAGAAACTAGCTCACAGGGCGTTTACAATAAAGTTATTGATATTGTAGATGATATTGAAAGATTGCCTTTACAATATAAAAAGCTAGTATTAGAAAGAAAAAACACATTAGAATCAGGCGAAGTAAATGTCTTTGCAGATAACCTAGTAACATTAGGTTTATTTTCTGCATTTGATATTCACGATATGAACTTTGATTTTTATGATACTTCAAACTCGGATATAAAAGAATTAAAATACGAAACTGCTAATAATATTAACTATGAGCCTGAATTAGATAACCAAAGTGACATATATCCATTTGGAGAAAGAGATAACACTGATTATTTAACAGCACCTCTTAGCTATTTTTCTGGATTATCTGGAGTATTGGCAGATGAAATAACAGATACATTTAATGAGGACTTAGTTGAAAGTGAATATGATAGATTAAAAGAGAACTATTTAAAAGAAAACGCTATAAGGAGTAGAGTCGTTCCTTCAATTAACAAGTGGGTATTAAAAGATACACTAACTGTTAGAGAACAACCTTATTACTTAAACGCAAACGAGGCGTTTGGTAGATCTAACTTCTCAGCAGATCTTTCTGTTGCAGGTAGAGATAGGTTGGGAATGACCCACGAGTGGTTCTATATTAACAACTTACCAAAATACCTTAAAGAAAATAACGGGACTTCAACTAACCCAGAATATAAATTAAACGAATCATTTAGTTATCTTAACTTTATGGAAGGATTTGAAATGACTCCTTCTATGTTTAAGAATATTAATTATGATTACTTTGATAGATTTTTTGTAACTGAAGGATTTGAAACTAAAGGTGAAAATTCATACAAGACCTTTGTTAAAACTAATAGACAGAAAAAGTATACATTAGTTAATGGTGGTAACGATACTGCGTTTGCTGAATCTATATTTAAAGGTTTAAAAGTTATTTTTAAATCTAGAAAGGAATTCACATCTACAAGTCCAGTTGATTTTGTTAAATCTTCTGAATTTAATGGATATAGATTTAGTACTGTATTAAATGTAAAAACATCAGAAGATTCTAACGGAATTGAGTATGAGGTAATACAAAATAAGAAATTTAAGTTTGTAGTATTCTTTATCTCTTTAAGACTAGATGATTTATGGGCAGATCAAACCCTAACTAGAAAGTTATTATATGAACTAAACCACTCATTGGTATGGAATAACGAAGAGGGTACATTTAAGTATTCTGATGTAAAAGTTGATGGTCACTTAGATTTAGCTAATGCTAACTTTTCGGATACGTCTGCTGATAATTATTTAATAGTGAATGGTTTACCACACGCAGACGGAAGCCTTCCACAGTTTTTAGAACAAATTAATAAAAATGAAGATGATGAGTATGGTAGTATTATCGTAGATATAAATACTGCGTTTGGTCTTCAGAAAATTCAATTAGATATTTCTAATTTAGGTGGACAAACTGAAATAATACTTGCAAGACCTCCTCAAGATATTACAAACGGAACTCCGGTGGAAACAACATTAGATAACCTACCAGGCTACTTGCAATATAATGCTGAATATGTTTACAAGGGTGGAGGGATTAATGCGTACAAATATATCTTAGAATCTTTAGGTGCACAAGATATGGCGGAGATGTTATTAAGAAACCCAGATAAAGTTACTTATTCAACAGTAGAGTTAGATGGAACTATAGCTCTTAATAAATTTATTATCTTATTAGAAGATGGCGTTGAATTTATTAAACAGGCTGAAGTTAATACTGAAGTAGATGATGATAAGCCTGAGTCGTTTAAATTATCTTCTGGTAATATTGGTTTTAATTTAGGACTAACGAGAACTTATTATCCATTCTTAATTAGACATAACGGTGGATATACTATTGATACAACTCCGGTCGTGACATTTACAGATGTATACGCTCACATGAAAACAAATACTCTTCAAAATACTTCGAATATTGTTGAATTAGAATTAGAAGAGCAAATGTATAAACATTCTCTAACTAGTACTGAAGAGATTCAGTTAGCTAAAGATTATTACAAACGATATAATAGATGTGGTGTTTCTTTTAACTTAGGTTATATTTATGATGGAGGCACTCATGATAGCCAATGGGGTTATATTAAGAACCACTTCTATAGAAAAGTAAATGAATTTAAATCTAGTGGTGTAATTAAATTATCAGTATCTTCTGATAAGCCGCCTTTATACCCATTGATAGGAGAGGTTGCTATCGACAAAAAAGATGTGCATGTGTTTAAATCTTCATGGGATAAAAACTATTATACTAGGGCTTTATCAGGTGGTCTTTTAGAAGAAGTGCCTGGAACATTTGAAACTAAAGAGGAAAGATCTTATTTAGCTTCAACTATTATGAAGATTAAAGACAGTTATACGATGCTAGACTTTGATGTTGCTCGTGTAAGAACAGAAGAAGAATTAGACGATATTTTAGCTAACTCTACTAATACAACAGATATTGTACAGTTTGAGGATAAGAATAGAGTTGTATTAGACTTCTATATAGATTTTACAATAAATAAAAAATTAAGTGCTGATGGTGTGTTAGATACTATTACAAAATATGTACTAGCTGCAAATTCGGCTGATGATAAAACTACGCTGAAAGATGACGCCCAACTCTATATTGGAAAGAACTTAATAAACGTGTTTGGAATTAGTCAAATTAAACTATATACACAAAGGATTAAAGGTCAAGGATCTCAAGTAGAAAGTGTAGATTCTGTTGATGCTTTAGACAATAATAACTACGTTTACGATCAAAACTTTACATTTTCGTCCCACGAACAAAAGCCCCTTAATTTTAGGTTGATATATAATAAAAGATTAGGTTATTCTTATAGAATTAGACCTATGGTAAAAATAACGTCATAAGGCATGGCCATATTCAATATACAAGAAATACTACACCCTAGTGACTCTAACCAGATTAAGTGGGAAAAGGTTAACTATAACTTTGACCAGATACTGGCTAACGGTGGCGGTCCTACAGGTAAAAAAGGAAATCCAGGAGATCAGGGATCTGTTGGACAGACTGGACAAAAAGGAGAGAAGGGTGATATAGGTCCTCAGGGTTTAACTGGAGAGACTACTTCTAGATGGAAAGTTATTCCTATTAATAATGGTGCTGCTGAAAATGAATATGTTATACTTAAGCCTAAAGTATCAACAGATAATTACCATCCAGTAATATTTTTAGGAGACCAAGATTTTAATGAGGTCCAAGATAACAATGGTAGAACTAATTTAAGATCTACAATAGTAGTTGGAAAACATGCAGTTGGAGGACTTTCTCCTTCTGATGAATTAATTACTTTCTGGCATGGACAAAGAACTGGAACTTCAAATAATATAGCAATTACTCTTAGTACATCTGAACAAACTGATGGAGATGTCGATTGGACTAGATTTACATTAGCAGAGACTTATGGTACTAATTTAAATACAGATCCTGCAGAAATAATTGAATATTTTGTAGAATTAGATAAATTTACTTTTAAATCTAATGTTAGTTTTGAAAGTAATGTAAGTACATTTAAAGTACCTGAGACAAATTTAGACCTTAATTTAGTAGAGGCTGGTATGATTAGATTCCGTGATGGCGCCTTTTGGGGAGCTTTCGCAGATGTTAATGGTAATGTCAGTTGGAAAGAATTCTGTACAGCACCTTGTGGAGCTGGTGCAGTAGCTGGAACTGTTGCTATATTTGAACAGCCTGCAGATCTAAACCTAAATCAATATGGAGGCATTGTAGGTAATACGGTGGTAATAAATGATGAAAACGGAAAACCATCTGGTGATTTAGAAGTTGATGAAAACGGAGATCCATGGACTGGAGAACCAGCAACAACAATAGCTACAAATGCAACAACTAATGCAACTAATGCAACGACTAATGTTCCAGAAACAATTGCGTTTTCTGGTGACGTAAGTCAATTTAATGACGTACCACATAGCGGTGGAACTGGTGAAATAACTTACAGTACGACACCAACTATTGGATTAATACTAAGTGCTGATAAAGTAACTGCACCGGCGTGGATAACAATAAACTCATATCTTGATAGTGGCTATAATCCGGAATTAAACTTTACAGTTGCTGTTAATGCAACGGGTGCTAGAACAGGAAATATTGTAATACAACACCCTAATAATGCATCGGTAACAGATACGTTAACAGTATCTCAGCTTGCTAATCCAGAATATGGTGCAGGTTGTACGGATCCTGGGGCGGATAATTATGATCCGAACGCTACGAGCGATGATGGAAGTTGTACTTATTGTGCAAACTTTGCAAAATCAGGCATGTCTGAGACGAACCCAACTTACCCAGGTGCTTCTGACGGGACATTCACTATGACTGCAACGGGCGGATCGGGTAACTATAATCTTGAAGTGTTTGGACAGGATGACGACCAATTGTATAATCCATTCGGTTTAGCAGCCGGAAATTATTACGGAAGGATAACTGATATAACGTATGGATGTACGGTTGAGCATGACTTTACATTAGTAGACCCTGCCCTACCTACGTATAATACGTTAGTTGCGACACCTGGTACTGCAAGTGTAGATGAAGGAACTGTAATTAACTATACAGTTTCAACAAGTAATATAACCGATGGAACTACAGTATGGTTAGAATTATCTGGAACTCATAACGAGGCAGATATTAGTGGTGAAAGTTCAGGGGGTGGAGCTGGTCAAGGCAAAGGTATTGAAATTACAATAAATGGACAACAGGGTACAGGTTCTATTACGGTACTAGAAGATGTGTTATTAGAAGCTGGTGATGATGAAACTATCATAGCTACATTATGGGCAACAGACTCTAATGGAACTCAAACAGGTGGATTAAGTGTAACTAGAAATATTAATGATACATCATTCCCATTATCAGCATCATTTACAGGAAACTTTAATCAAACTGGAGCATGTAATGTTACAGGCGGTATATGGACTATAACATACGACGGTTCACAGGCTAATTTCATCGATGAAATGATTTCTGTAAACACAAATATTTTCATAAACTACGCACGATGTGTGAGTGCTAGTCCTACTGGATGGGGTGCAGATAAAATAGGTTGGGTGTTTGATCTAAACGGTACAAATGAACAAGAAGGAGTAGATTGTACTCCCTATATAACTGAAGCGACAACGACGATTGCTCCTACAACGATTGCTCCTACAACTAATGCGGATCCATGTGCGGGCGGCTCTAATGCGGTTAACCACACGGTGTATAATCCAAACAATTCTAGCTTGTATGTACAGTATACATTATGTGGAGTTAACCAGGGTCAATCTTTAGGTCCATTTGCAACAGCAACTATATGTGCTGATTTATTGTCAGTTAATCCTAATGGAGGAAACATTACCTTCGTTGACAGTGTAGGTTGTATGGGCTCTGGTAGTGGAGGCGGAAGTGGAGGTGATGGAAGCGGAAGCGGAGATGGCTTCAGATAATATTGTAAAAATATGATTATGAAAGACAAAATAAAAAATATACTATCTAATAAGTCTCTGGTGATGTTTATCGCCGGAGTTCTTTTATGTTTATTATTTCTTAGACAATGTAATAGTATTGAGAACTTAAAACAAGATGTTAAATTAGCACAAGAAGATGCTGGTAGACAACTTAATAACTTTAAGGCTGCTCAAGACTCAGTTACAATACTAAGAAATGATAATGGAGATCAGCTTGCTCAGATTAGATCCTATGAATTTGATTTATCAAATCTAGAATCTAGCCAATCCAAGTTGACTAAAAAGTATAAAAAGGCGTTAGCGCTTAATGATGACTTAAAAGAAGTTAACTCATTAATTTCAGCTAACTTAGAAATTACAGATAGTTTAGATGTAACTACTACAACTGAAACTATTGATACGACAACTACTAAAGTTACGTTTGCATCATCAGAAGATTTCGGTGATGGTAACTCTAGAAAACTAACAGGGTTTTCTACCTTTAAATATGAATTTGAAAAATTTAAAGTATTAGAAACTAAGTTTGAATTGACACAAACTTTAAGCCTAATGGCTGCGATTGAGAATGTAGACGGAGCGGATAGATTAAAGTTATCAACAAGCTACCCTGGGTTAGAGATTAAAGATATTGAAAATATAAACTTAGTTAATAGTAGATTAAATAGAAAAGACCAAAAGAAATCTAGATGGCTAGTTGGTTTTGGAGTTGGATATGGTATTAACTTAAATAATAACCAGGTAATTAGTACTGGGCCATCAATTGGCGTAGGGCTTTACTGGTCACCTAAATTTTTACAATTTTAAAACATGGCTGAATCTTCAAGATATTTTAGAATAGACCAAGATATATTACTTGAGTTTATATACCACGACCAAGGCGATCAAGAGAAGTATCGCATCGAGGTAGATGATAACGGTAGTGAGGTTAAATTCCTAGACACTATAAAAGGTGACTCTACAAGTACTAGACACTTAATTTCAGAATTAGGAAGTGCTGTAGTTAACTTTGACGTTACTATTATATCTGGCTATCTTGCTGTTGAAAACTTTGCTGCTAGAACTTTATTAATGCAGAATGGTAAGACATATAAATTTGATTTAAATGCGTTACCACAACCTGAATTATTTACAATTAGTGATAGCTTAGGGGTTTATTCTTTTTCTCCAATAACTAATATTGCTGAATATACTCCTGTAATAAATGGAACAGTAACTTATTCTTATGAAGGTTTAATTGGAGGTAAAGCAATTATTGATACTAGAGCTAATCCTCTATTTGCTACACCTGATGAAGAAACAGGAAATGATATTAACCAAACAATTGGTAGATACCATGCTGTAAATGTACCAGGTGACGATAAAACTAAATATGCTTTATTGGGTTATGATTCGACAGGTAATTACGAACAACAAAACTTTATTAATAATTCATTAGAGTGGACAGGAAGTAGAGAGGATGATTTATTAAATTACCAAACAGAAGCAACTGCTAATATTAACTTTATCTTATATGATACTGTAAGATTACATTTAAGATCTGGATTTAGTTTTGCAGCAAGAGGTTATGAAGGCTTTTTGTTTGAGGTTAATGCAGATAGAACTACTAGAGTTAAAAACTATTTAACTCAGTTAGTTTACTTAAATCAAAGTAACTATGAGCTTTCAAATCCTAAGCCTTTTATTTTAGGAGAAACTCTTTGGTCTAAATATATTAATATTAAGATACCGAGTTTAGTTGGTCAAAATTCAGAATTTGATGATAGATTCTATGGTGATGGAACAGTGGGTTCTAGTGATAAAAATCCATTTGGTAACTATAATATTAGTTTTAAATTACTAGATAGATTAGAGGCTATAGGTGGTTATGATTATGTATATACTGGGGAAGAGAATTCTTTTACAGTTGCTAGAGAAGATGAGTTTGCAGATTTTACTGTAGTGGTAGAAGATGCCGATGATGGAGATTACTTTAAAATTTACGGTGAAAAAGATAATTCACTTGCAGGATTTGAAGGGCATATCTTAAATAGAATTCAAACTTCATCTGATGATATAATTGTAATATTTGATGTAGATGTATTTGAACAAGTAGGTACATCATTTATTAAGACTACTCAAAACACATTTACACAATACGAAGATTTTAGTACTCCTGTTACTTTTAGGCCTGTAATTACAAACGCAAATGTTGCAGTTGGTTTTTCAATTGATGTAACTATGAGAATTTACAACCAAACTGATAATACTCAGATTACTAAAAAAGCCTCAATCACTGTAAACCAAGCAGCTAAATATGGTAAAAACTTACAAGCTCTTAAAATCGATAGCCCAAATATATTAACTGAAGTTTACAATGTTTTACCTAGTTTAACTTCTAACAAAATAATTTCTGGATTTATTACAGATAACTTGCCTAGAACTATAAAATATGTACCTACCTTTATCGAAAGATATAATGTAATTGCTTCTAGTTCTAGAGTGGATTTAACAGGGATTGGATCTGGATCTGGCGGAGGCGTTAACGAAATGTTAGCAGATGTCGAAGATATAGAAGCTGGTGAATTTGTAAACGAGGGTGATTTAACTATTACAGTACCCCCATTTGCAACTTATATTAAGTTTGTAATTGCTAAAAAGAGAGGTGATGATTTTGAGTATATTTCTTTTGAAAATACTGAACTAGTGAAACTAACATTTAATGATGGTAAGACTAAACTGAAATTTAACCACGTGTACAATAAAGATATTGACATGGGACAGGGTGAAGTATTATTTAAAATCAACGAGCAAAACGCAAACTCTATTAGAGGTATGCAAACAGATACTTTCTATATTAGTATTGATAATGGTCAAGATGAAACAATGGTCACTAAAGGTAAATTCACAAGTAACTAATGATATTAAATAGCAGAAATAATGCATACGACTTTAGGTTTCCTAGAAAGTTTATACCTGAAGAAGTTGCAAACAAATATAAAGCGTACTTAAATAAAACTCCGGGTAATCTGTTAGCAGAACCTGTTGATTTAATTAATTACTCTATTCAGGGACTTAATATCCCAGGCTTATCTTTTGATCCAATTACTCAAGCGGATAACGATGGAACTACAAGATACCATAGAGGTGCAGTGCCAATTCAAAATACAATTTCTAGAGAATTCACAGTGACATTCCAGCTATTAGATGGTTTCATTAATTACTGGATTATGCAAGATACTCTTTTATATTACTATGCTAGATCTACTAAAGAGCCTTATATAGAACCAATGACTCTAAGAATCTTAGATGCCGAAGGAGCTTCAGTAGCATATATGGAATTTAATAAAATAATAATGAACTCTATAAATGAGTTAAACTTAAATATGGCAGAGAATGTTGCTGACTTCAGTACGTTTGAATGTACATTCTTTTACAATAAGCTAGATTTAAGATTAGAAATAGATTAATAAGATATATACATTATGAAAACATTTAATGATTACTTAGTTGAACAACAATTGACCGAAACTGATATGAAACTTTTACAAGAAGGTTTACAATCAGAATGGACTCAAGATTTAGAAGATAAAGTAGATTTTGCCTTAGAGCAATTTGTACAACAATACCAAAATGAAGATGGTACATTCGAGTTAGATAGATTAGAAGAAGCTTTCTTAAATGAAGGTCTTTTAGGTTCTATCTTTGGTGGTTTAGCTGGATTTGCTTTAGGTAAATCTATTGGTAAAGTTATTTGCAAAGTCTTAGGTATTCAAAAAGGTATCTTTTACGATTTATTAACCTCCCGTTTAGTCGGTGCCGCGCTAGGTGCTGCAATGGGTAAAAGAATCTAAATTGAATTTAGTTACAGTTGACTTCTCGCTTAATTCCCCTGGTATTTGTGTCTGGCAATCTGACACGAATGAATATCACTTTATCTCCTATATTAAAGCTGGTTCTGGCACAAAAGCCGAACAGCGAAGACAAGAAGAAATAAGTACATTCTCAGATGTGACACTTGTCCATCAACCTGATTGGAAATCTTCAGTCGGTGATTACTCTAAAAACGAATTTGCAAAGATTAAAAGATATATCCAAACAGCGGATGATATAATTAATCTGATATTAAGCATTACTCAAACCAAACAAGATTATCATATAGCTTTCGAAGGTACTTCTTATGGTTCTAAGATGGGAACTAATAATATGATCGACATGGCAGCAGGAGCTGCAATCCTTAAAGAACAAATGATTAATAGACTCGAGGTCAAAAATTTACTGACCGTTGCACCTACTACAATTAAGAAACATGCTGGTAAAGGGAATATGAATAAGTTAGCTCTTTGGGTTGCCTTCTTAAATAATATAGTAGATAGTCCAGAGTTAGCTAAGACTTCTTTATTTAAGTATTGTGTAAATGATATAGGTGATGAGGTTAAGAAAGTCCCGAAACCATTTGATGATCTAGTCGATGCTTGGTTCCTTAATCATTATTTGCTTCAGCAACTTGGGGAAAATTTGCCAGACTAACCAAGTCTCTGCCTTCAGGCTAGTCTCTGCCTACAAGCCAACACCAGCACTACTCTTCCCTTGAGGTTAAATACATAACTTATATGCGACTTCCCAGAAAAGGTTTCAAAAATGTTCAACAAATCTCAATATTTTTTTTAATTAGCTAAGAATAGCCTAGCTCCGGCACGTCTAATATATTAACATACCATCTAGAAACAAAACAAAATAACGATATATAATAAGTATAAAAATCAAACTTATCAATGATATGTTAGTAACTGCAGAATACTTTCGTCTAGCGACGATCCTACACAAAATGGTGTTAAACAACCAGATTACGTCTATAGAACGTGAGGCGTTGTTACACAAATCAGGGCTGATTAAGCTAGAGGACAATAGATGGAAGGAACCTGAAGGAGCAATATTAACGATGGACTATGATTCTAACAAACAGCGAACGTAATGCCTGAGTGTCAAGTATTTAATATCACAAATAATTCTTCGGAAGAAGCATTAGAAATTCAATATACACCATGCAATACTGGGATCGCAGCGGGTTACACCGTTGTCTCGGGAACAATAACAATGTGTTCGTTCGCCGGACCATACATAACTTCAGGTGAAGGAACTATAGAAAGAGTTTTTGATGCCGAGTTAAAAGGGATTGGCGAACCGCAGAGTTAAACATGGATCTAGTTTGAAACTATTGATTATTATACAACTATAAGGAACTGAAAGACAATTAAAGTATTTCATTATTAAACAATTTTAAACAACTAAAAGAAAATTATGAGCGATTCATTTGACATTTTTAATTTAGGCGTGGAAGATGTGGAAACACACCAGCCTGAAAGAACAAGCGTAAACGAAGTTTACAAACCTACAGCCGATGACGGTAAAGACGGCACTTACAAAGCATTAATTCGTTTTGTACCAAACCCAGAGAACCCAAGAAAATCTCTGATCCAAAAGTACGTACACTGGTTAACTAACTCTAATGGAGATGGTAAATTAGTAGACTCTCCACAAACAATTGGTGAACACTGTCCAATTGCAGATGTATTCTGGAAATTAAGAAAATCAGATTCTGCAGTAGACCGTAAGTCATCAGAGAAATTAAAGAGACGTCAGCAGTACTATTCTCTAATTAAGATCGTTAAGGACCCACAAAACCCAGAGTTAGAAGGTACTTACAAAGTATTCAAATTTGGATATAAGATTAAAGAGAAGATTGATTCTGAATTGAAGCCAGATTTTGGTGAGCCAACTCAGGTATTTGACCTATTCGAAGGTAAGAACTTTGAGCTTGTTATTACAAGACAAGGGGAATATAACAACTACGATAAGTCTAAATTCTCTTCAAGTAAATCTGCAATCTTAATGGGAGAAACTCCAGCAGAAAGATCTAAAGAGGCGATGGCAAGTATTAAAGAGGAATTGGAAGCAGCTCCATCACTTGCAACATACGATTACAAAGCATGGGACGAAGACACTCGTTCATTTGTAAACAACGTTCTTAGAATGTATCTAAATCCAGGCGATTCTATTGCAGAGGTTACATCAACACCTGCATCGAAAGCAACTCCAAAAGCAGCACCTGTAGCAGCAGCGGCCACTCCGGCAGCAGCAGCTCCAGCAGCAACTGCAACGGAACCAGCAAAAGCTAATACAGATGATGATTTAGATTCTTTCTTGAATGACCTCAACCTCTAATAACATACAATTAACTGAGGAGCTTAAAAGTAGAATAAAGAAAGCACTGAAACAAGTATGTGTCGAAGCACATTCTACTCCTAATAAGCAACTACTTAAAGACATGCCAGGGCGAATAACCCTGGCGTGTCCTTATTGTGGTGACTCCCATACAGATGACACTAAGAAACGTGGAAATATGTATTGGGACACTCTTCAGTATCATTGTTACAACTGTTCAGAGCATACAAATCTATATGGGCTATTAAAAGACCATCAGATTAAAATGCCTAATTCAGGTGACTCATTTACTATTATAGACTATATAAAAGCAAATAAGTCTCAGGTTAACCAAGAACAAGTATTAAAGAACTCATCTCTTGCTAGCGTCCAAGATTTGGCATTAACTGTATCTGAATTTAAGCAGATATTTGGCGCTAAAGAAATTACACCAGGTGATTGGATATGGTTCCAACTTAAAGATAGGTTATTACACAATAAATCTAACGAATTTCTTTTTTCCCAAAAAGGTAACAGATTATGGATCTTAAATATGGGAATGGAAGGTAAAATTATCGGCGCACAATCCAGAAGAATGAAAGGCTATGGGTCTAGGTATCTTACCTATGATTTACCTAAGCTCTATGAAGAATGGGGAAAGCCGCTTGATCTACCACCTGATGAACAAACAAAACTTGCAAAGGCCTCAACACTATTTGGAATTATGCAGGTTAATTTCCAACAGCCAGTCACTCTATTTGAGGGACCGATCGATGCAAAGTTTATGCATAACTCTTTAGCCCTAGCAACTGCCGGTAGGACTACGGATGAATTTGATGAAATGGCTACAGTACGTTATATGTTTGATAACGATGCAACTGGTAAAAAGAAAATGGCAGAGAAATTAAAGAAGGGTAGACCAGTGTTTATGTGGTCTAAATTTCTAACAGATTTTAAGCTAGATACATATAATATAAAAGATCTCAACGATTTGGTTAGAGTATGTTTCGAGCAAAAATCCAAAGCATGGAAAGAAATT